GTAGACAATTAAGATACGTAAAAAATGGATTGACATTTACATCTAATAATAGTAGTATACATCCCCGGGATGCAGCTGGAAATATTATTTTACAGGAAAATAGTGAAACTAATCCATTATTAATTATTGAGCCAGTAACTACAAAAATATCTACGAAATCTATGTTACGGGTGCTTGATACTCAGTTTGATTATTTCAAATTTCCTGTTACTACTCCATTAACCGATGTTCCAGATGTTAATTTAGACACTGAATTATTAGATATTATTTATGCTCGATATAGTCCTTCTGAAGATACAATCGTTCCTATAGTTAATTCTGGTTTATTATTTGATGTAGTAGAAGAAGGATTACCACAACAAAATTCTAATGCATATACAATTACAAAAGATATCAAAGATTTGAATAGAGATCTTAGATTCCGCATTAAATTTACACATAAGTTCGATCTAGGATTTCCTAATACAACTTATGGTACCATATATTTTTATTTATATAGAAATGGCCCAAATAGAGCAGGTTTAGATCGTGAATTCAATAAAATAATTAGTGGTGTAGATGCATATGCAAATACATTAGAAAATTTCCCGCCGCAAATTACACAAGATGGGTATGGCGAAATTGTATATGGAACTACTCAAACGTTGTTATTAGATTTAATTATACCTACATCTGAGTATGAAATTGGTGATACCTTTGCACTAGGCGCAATTGCCGGCCAGTTAGATTTACATACAATTATAGCTGATCAAACGTACTGGGTTATATCTGATGCAACTAAAAACGTAGATTTATGGAATCAACCGATAGAGTAACTAAAATATGCTGACGCAATATAAAAATATCGAACAAATACAAAATTCAGTAGCATCAGTTTCAGCTGAAAGAATTTCAAACAGAAAAACACAATTTGCAAGTTATGATATTAATGAACAAATAAAGTTTGATTCTGAAATTCCAAAACAAGGAAAACAATCATCGATTGAATTGCATGTTTATTCTGGAGATTCTTGGTTAACTGGTATACATAAGGTTACTGTACAAAATAAAATTCCTAGATATTTTGATAAAGATACAAAACAAGAAATATTATTTCCGGTACAGCCAGTTGCTATTGATATATATCGTGAATTAAAACGTATTGGTTTAACTGCTGGTACGTTTAAAATAGCAGTTAACTTCTTTAAGAATTTAATCGGTACATACGATCAACAACATCTTAGAATTGATGAAATTTCACCAGATCGTACAGAAATACGTTTACGTGCTATAGACGAAACAAATACAGAATTCTTAAGACAGATTTCTAATTTTATTAGCACTGTTAATCAAACATCATCTGATTGGTATAAATCATATCTATTAAATTTTAGTAGAAATAAGTGTGTGCTATTTGTTAATAGCATAGTAGTTGGTGAGTATTTGTATGTAAAATTATATGAACCACTACCGGCTGATATACAAAACGATTTTAAATGTTGGGTAGTAGAAGAGCAAAAAGCTCCTTACGTTGATCAAATAACAATACAACCATTTGTTGCAAAAAAACAATATAATCAACTATCAAATCCAAACTGGTACGCAAACTCGGCACTTAATATTTCATCTGACACAGGATTAAGAAATTGGAATGATTTATTAGGTTCGAGTGTACAGACATCACAACAAATAGTAGATGCATATTTTTCTGGAAGTTTAACTGGTGTAAATCTAAACATAGATTTTTCAGATTTTAATAATTTTGTATTTTATAGTTCAGCAACAAATCGTTTAGCTAATTTTAAATACAAACTAGAATTATTAGAATATTACAATTCACAAAGTTTAGTAGTAGCACAATTATCCGGAAGTGTCGCAACAACAAATGCTCAGGATTATTTAAACAAAAAAACATCGTTAATTAGTGGATTTGATTTATTTGAAAAATATCTATACTATGAATCATCATCTAAAATAACAACATATGATATTGCACCTGAATCACCGAATGTACCAACGATTACGGGTCAATACATACAACCTGTACCAAAAACGAATTCTACTAGACCATATACATTAGCATCAACAAATAGTACTCAGTTTAAAACATGGTATAATTCATTGTATGCAACTGCTAGTTTATATGATCGAGATAATTACAATGCATTGCCTTATGCTATACCAGAAAATATACGTTTAGCAACTGGAGGAGATTCTTTAATTACATTTGTTAACATGTTAGGTCATCATTATGATATATTGTATACATATATCAATCATATGACTCGAATACATAAACGTGAAGAAAATCCAAAATTAGGAATGCCGAATGAGTTGTTATATTCTGTAGCAAAACAGTTTGGCTGGAATTTAACGGATGGGAATCAGTATCAAGAATTATGGCAGTATGTTTTAGGTACTAATGAAACAGGTACTCCGCTTACGGGATCAACGAGTGTTGGATATCCATCTTTACCAGGTAAAGAAATGACATATTCAGTCTGGCGGCGTATTGTTAATAATTTACCACTACTATTAAAATCTAAAGGAACGAAACGAAGTGTACAAGCATTACTATCATGTTATGGTATTCCTCAATCACTTATATCAATTAAAGAATATGGAGGTCCTAGATCTAATCGAGCTCCCGTATATGAAAAATTAAATTTTGATTATTCTTTAGACTTATTACAAAATACAGCTGGTACCGTAGATATAAATTATTCACAATCTATTAATACCGTAGAGCTTCGTTTCCGCACTGATAACGTGATTACGAATCCTACGATGTCAGGCACCATGAATCTATTTTCAATAGGTTCTAACGCAGTAACAATTGATTATAGTAGCGGCACGTTAGGTAGTATATTAATTAATGGCACTGGATCTGCAAATATTGAAATGTTTGATGGCGGATGGTTAACGGCTATGTTACGAACCACCGGTTCTAAATTAGAAGTTGTAGCTAAAAGATCAAAATATGGTAAAATTGTCGCAGCAGTATCAGCATCAGCAACAGCATCATTTGATTATTCAGGATCTGTTGTTTTAGGAGGTACCAGCGTTGGTGCTACGAGATTAGAAGGACAACTTCAAGAATTTAGATTGTGGTCTAGTAGTTTGTCTGATTCTGCATTTAATAATCATGTTAAAGCACCGGCAGCATACAATGCAAATTCAGATGCATATGATGAATTAGTTTTCAGATTACCATTAACACAAAAAATTAATCATACGTTAACCGGATCGTTAAGTGGTGTGCAACCAAAACCATCTACTATTACAGCATCATTTTCCGGATGGAGTACAGATACTCCATATGATTCAATTGAGGAAACATATTACTTTGATGGAATATCATTAGCAGCTGGTACTTATGATGATAATAAAATTAGACTTGAATCTAATGAACTCGTAGGAGTTTTAGATGTTAAAACTAGAGCCGAACGCAGTCAATTTGACAAGGCGCCATTAGATAGCAAAAAATTAGGAATATATTTCTCTCCACAAACAATGATTGATGAAGATATCATTTCACAGTTTGGGTATGTAGAATTAGATGATTATATAGGTGACCCCGGGGATTCTGAGTTAAAATCATATCCTAGACTAGAACAAAAAGCTCAGGATTATTGGAAAAAATATGATTCTAAAAATGATTTTAATTCATACATTAAAATATTTACTTTATTTGATTTATCATTTTTCCGACAACTAGATCAATTACTTCCAGCTCGAGCTGATAAATTAACTGGTATATTAATACAACCAAATATATTAGAACGAAACAAAGATGTAGCGTTACCTAATATGCATCGTTTTGATAACACATATAACGTAGAAATAGATAATAGAAATTATTTAACAACAACTGGTTCATATTTAAACTATCAAGGCGAAATTAATGGTAAAATATTAACATTATCTGCTGAAGATGATGATCAGTGGCAAGGTTATTTAACTGCATCTGCTGATAAAAGATATAATGGTACTACGTATGCATATGATTATATAATATTATCTGGTAGCACCTGGATAAATACTACATCATCATATTGGAGAAGCGAAGCATTACTGCCTACTATCATTTCAAGTGTATCATCAGAATTTAGAATAACATCCGCATCATATGTAAGTGTCGCTACTGGTGTCGTATATGGATCTGGATCATATGGTACTTCATCATATGCAACTATTTCTTATGTATTTTCTGGAAGTGCTGCACAAACACAAGATTATTTAGCTCAGGGAATGGATAATCAAAGATACTCCGGTACGAAAATGTCTTCACCAGCATTTAATGTGAATTCTACACAAACAGTTGATGGTGGTCCGGTAGTTGAATGGAGAACAACGAATCCAAATCAATTAATATATCAATCAGTTGGTGATCAAGGTAGTTTTGTTTTGGTATAATTTTTTAGCATAAGATATTTATTTTAAATAGGATTAAAACATATGGGATATTTAGATAACAGTTCTGTTACAGTAGATGCCATTTTAACGCTTAAAGGTCGAGAACTTTTGGCAAAAGGTGGCAATGCATTTAATATTACGCAGTTTGCGTTAGGCGATGATGAAATTGATTATACACTTTGGAATCCAAATCATCCATTAGGAACTAATTACTACGGCGTTATTATTGAAAATATGCCAATAGTAGAAGCAATTCCGGATGAAACACAGGCATTACGATACAAATTAATTACATTGCCGAAACAAACACAAAACATACCAGTTGTAACAGTTGGTAACACTGCGATTACATTGTTAGCTGCTGGTGATACTGCAGCAATCACTCCTAATACTAGCAATTTAACCGGCGGTAATTCTAACCTAGGATATACTGCTATTTTAGCAGATTCAACCGTTGCTGATATTCAAGTAACAAGAGCATTGCAAAATTCAGTACTTCCAACTGCTCCTAGATTTATTGGTGATAATGAAGATGCACAAAGTGTAGCTGTAGCTGGATTCGAATTCCGTGTTGTAGCTAAAGCACAATATTTAGAAGATAAAACTACTACTATTACAATTGTTGGTAATGAAACTGGAGGTAGTGTAACAATTAATTTAACTGTTAAAAAAGTTACCGCAGTAACCACCGGTAGCTAATAAAAAGAAGTATATTATGATTACGAAAGATTTTATTCAGAATCTAAAACGACAAGCCAGACACGGAGGATTTCCATTAGGCGGTGGGAATAATCAAGGTACGACACAAGGTACAAGAGGTGATAGAAGTGATATTATATCCGCAACTCGTGTTACTGCAACAGAAAGTGCGGTTAATGATCAAGTACGGCAATTAGCTCAACAACTAGCAAATGAAATAATTTCAGAACAACAACAATCTCAACTTATTGCTAGAAATGGACGTGTATTTACAAAATTTGATGCATTGAATGATATTGTATCGAATCAAACTGAAGTAGTAACAGCTGGTCTGTGGACAGACGGAGTTGCAGGATTAACAACATATTATTCTTCATCTGCTGAAACTACATCACAACGTCGTTATTATTTAGATGTATATCAAGATACTCCATCAGCTGAAGGTGCTGCAGTGCAATTTTCAGTAGCATATGGCCATGCTTTAGGAAGTGGATCATCTGCACTAGGATTAAATGATTCTCCATCAAAAGCTATTTATTCACAGTATAAACAACTTCTTTTAAATTCAAATTCATCTAGATTTGTTACAGCTGGATCAG